TATGCCACAGCCTCCTGTATGTAAATGTTGGCCGCCTAGCAGACGGCGATTGTGACCTGCTGGAGATTCACGAACTCTTCATTACAAACAATCGTAGGAGTTATTTTAGAACAAAACCTAAAAATTAGTCTTTGTTTCTGTATATGTTACATAGTATAAGTCTATATAACTCTAGAAAACCTATTCCTATTATAGTGATCGCCTTGGTTTTTATAAGCTCAAGTGAATAATCGCTTTCACCACTGTGCCCAAGTTTCTGACCTCTTAGTAATGTCAGTTCGCCAAGTGACTTTCCGCTGGTGCAGCGTACCTGCGCCACCAGTGTATGAAGCTACTATAGGTATAGTACCCTCACACGTAAGAGTCGAGTGAGAGTTCCCGTCGCACGGGATAGTCTGGATGACGATAATCTCCCCCCCAAGACCCAGAGACAACATATCAGCGATCGTATCAGTTATCAACATGCAGTTTCAAATCTACAATCACGTTTCTGAGTGCGAGCAAGAAATCTTGTCTCCCCTGCGTCTTCAGACCACAGACTTCACTGGAAATTTCTTTTCAGTGGGGTCGGGATTGAATTTACGGACGTACATTGAGCGTCTCATAAACCAGTACATTTTGAGTGTTGGTATTGAGAAGTTCCAGGATCTGGTCAAAGGCGTCGTTGACGACGCCATGGAGGTGGTAGAGAACCTCTCCTTCTTGTACTCGGGTTTGTCCCGGGCACGCGACATGGATGATGTTTTCCTCGTGATCATTGCTACTGTGCGATTCTTCACTAAGAAATCCCTCGGTAAGACAATAGAGGACATCTTCCTCTGGTTTTCCACGCAGCTCGAGCTGCAGTCTTATGACTTTGCTGAGTTGCGCTTGCTGAGTTCAAATTACTCGGCTGTGAAGGGATCACCTTTGGTGACCAAAGTAACTAAACTGTCCGCTCTTGCCATGTCTTCATGCATGATGCAATCTTTGGGCTTTACGCCCAAGATCGAGCAGCTCACTGAGATGTATTCCAAATCTCTAGGGGCTGTAGTTACAGAGCTTGATTTCGTGGCTCATTTGCTCGATACCACTTTGTATATCGTGGAACGGCTTGTCCAGTGTTGGAAGTTAGGTTCACTTCAACCCTTCTACCACTCTTCGCGATCATATGCCAAGTGGGCATCCGATGCCGCCACTTGTATTGAGCGATCTTCGTTGCTCCATAACCCTGAAGCTAATGGTTTCACGTATCACGGATTCCTTTCGGATTTGGATCTCTGCATTGAGACGGGTATACACATCCAGAAGTTTTCGCAAGCAGCAGACGAGAAAGATCTCGTTGGTTCAACACTTGCGAAGTTGAGAATCATCCGAGGTGAAATTCTTATTCGTCAGGCAGCTGGTGAGGAACGCCCGTCCCCCTTTAGCATTTTGATTGCTGGTGGATCAGGCGTGGGCAAATCAACATTCTCTCGCTTGTTGTTTGGCCACTTCGGAAAGATGTTTGGTTTACCCGAGGGCTCTAAAGGCATTTACACGCGATGTTCGGCCGATCAATACTGGTCTGGTTTTAAAACCCAGTACTGGGGAATATTGCTCGACGATATTGCATCAGTCAAC